GATAGGGAACAGCCTACGACCTGCTGCCTTCTGGAACATCTCCACAGTAAACTGGAAGAGTTCCTCAAGTGGGGCTGGGCCACTCGCACGACCACCAAAAGTCTTGAGACGTGCGCCAGCAGGACGAACCTCTGACGTGTCCCATTGTGGTACTTGCCCTGCGTACAGTAGCGAGATTAATTCTCGCAGGGATTTGGCCCAGCCCGGACGTGAGTCGCCAACCTTGATGACAGTATCTGTGTCATGCATGTCTTCGTTGACGACAGGCAGCTTCTCCGTGTGGTGACGCTCCACAGAGAAACCTACACCAGTGCCACACATGAGGATATACATTGTCTCATCGAATGCACGAGGACTATCCACTGGTACGTAGGAGCAGTTGTAACCGCCGACATGACATCTGTCAAGTGCGGGGCCAGCGGTCATCAATGCTCTCATGCTTGGCATGATGTCTTGGTTAAGCACGGACATCTCAAGTTCTGCACGTAGTTCGTCCGACAGGACATACTTGTGCTTGGATTTGAGATGCTTGCTCATATAATCAAAGTATCGTGCGACTGTCTCACCCCAAGTCTCACGACGCTGTTCGTCGTCCTTCCATCGGGCATACCGGGAAAGAGCAATAAAGTTCTGATAGTCTGTAGGTAGATAGTTATTCATCTCGTCACTCCGTTAGTGTTTTAATATGTTTGATTTCAGCACCGTCCACGTCATAGAAATACTCACGTATACCGTCCTCAATTTCAATGCCAACATCTTCGTCGGCTGGTATTGGATACTCTTCTGGATCAATGTCAATGTTAATATAAACTTTAACTCTCATCGTAGCAGCCTTCAACTTCCTCAATCAGCTTACTAAGATACCACTGTGCTTTCTTGAGGTCTTCTGTACCATTCTTGTAGCGATAACGCCACAGGTATTTCATAATGTTACCCTGAAGATAATGCTCATAGCCATCACCTGTAGCTGCAGCAATGGCGTCGATGCACTCAATGCCAGCCTTGTTGTAGTGGGGCGGAGAGTTTACCATGTCCGCTTTTCTGTTCTGCTTTGAATAAAACTCATCCATAAGTCTCTCCTCGTCTGGTGTAACTGGTTGTAACTCTTTCATCCTCATTCGCATGTACGCCTCATGGCGCATCATGCACTCCCCTTTGTTCTGCTGCCAAAGCTAAGATGTACTACGTTGCCATCCTCTTTTGTGATAATCACATCATCATCTTCTACCACATCTTCCATGTCGTTGTCAACAACTTCCATTACATAATTATGCACAAGTTCACGGAGTTCTTGATTGGCTTCCATTAGCGGGATGGTTGCACACATCATTTTACAGAAATGCATAAGCTGTGTATAACCCTCATCATCAAGAGGATTATTAGCTTGAGATATAATAGAGATATCAATCTCTCCAGTCCACTCGCCATCTATTTCAGTGGGTCTAACCCGTATTACAAAGTCACCTTCTTCTATAGATTGTGTATCCATGCTATTTTCTCCTCACTTTCTTGCCTTTGAACTTAATAAAGTTCGGGTGTTTGTTCTTGCCTTTTTCTTTCAACCAATCTTCTGGTATGATGCGATCATGGTATCTAAAGTCATATTTAATACACCACTCTGCATAGGTAGACTTAGCACCCTTACGCAACTTCCTCCTGCTATTTTCAAATACAAAACGAATATCCAACGCCGGATGTTGTTTCTTGATAGCAAGATGTTTACGTCGATCTGCCGCTGTAAACATACCTTTTGTCTCTATAATAATACCATTACACAAAACAAAGTCTGGTGTATACGTGCGGTATGCTAAGTCTTCCCATTCAATCTTAACTTTCTCATAGTCGTATTCAACTTCAAGTTCATCCAGATATACAGACAGCTTATGCTCAAGCCCACTCCTGTATCCGTACTTACGGGCAGCACGAAACGCTTTATAATTAGGCATATTCTTCTGCCAAGCTAACATATGAAACAGTCTTAGGTTGTTTCGCCTGTGACTTTACCGAAGGTCTTTCTTGCAGTCCGGGCCAGCAAGCAAACTTGTACCGACAAAAACCACACTCTGTTGAGAGTATTTTATTTCCTGTAGGCTTACCTCTAAATGTCTCATCTACAGCGTCAAAGCAACGCTCAAACTTATTCTCCTTGAGAGAGTCTGCTGTCTGTTGAATATGTGATACTTCTTTAACAATGTCAAGACCCGTAGCAGGTACATATTTAAACTGACCATTGGCTTTGTTTACTACCCACCATCCACCGGGCCGTTTACCTGATGCCTTTGCATATCCAGCAAGCTGTGCTACATACCCGAAAGCATCACCCTGTCTAAGAGTGTCGAAGGATTCAAACTTGTTAGTATATGACCAGTTAGATGCTGATTTAATGTCGTCAACAGCACCGTCAATAACAATATCATATGTGCCAGAGACGGATGTGTCATCATCAAGGTCAAGCGTAACCTTTTTATCGTCCTCATACTGTACTCCTGCTTCTTTCAGTAGACCTTTGAAGACAGCTTCAACGATATCTCCAAGCATCATGTTCATTACAAATGTAGTTGGCAGGGGCAATGCCTTCTCTGGTTCGTTCTTTTCAAACCAAAGCTGGCAAGTTGGTCTGCCTACGTTTGACATACGCAAACCAAACTCACCTCGCTTATTGCCCCCACCAAACTGGCGTCCAAGAGCAGCCGCTACATCAAGACTTACTTGCCTTATGGTGTCCTCTGACATAGTGGACTTACCATTAGCAGCATTCTCCATGTATTGGTGCAACGCCAGTTCAGCAGGGTGGTTCATTATGCTACCTCATCTTCGTCAATGTCAATCATATCAGCTAGACCATCGGTGATAGCTACATCGTCCTCATCATCATGCGAGGATGCTTTCTCCGCATAGGTATTGATGATGTACTCGTTGTAGTTTTCTACCCACGCCATGAAGTCTGTGAACAGTTCTTGGTCAGACTGCTCAATGGTGACAATGTTCGTCAGGTTCACCGTAGTCACCGGAAGAAAGAAGCTATTACCATTAGGCAACTTACGCTCTTCAGTCGCAGCATCTACCACGTGCTGAATAGGCAACCGCTTCTGCTTGGCAAAGGTAGTGAATACCTCACCCCAACCCTTAAATGCGTCACGGTTATCTACCTCCCAGATGAATGGGGCAGTATCCAATTCTACAGAGTTCCCCTGATCGTCTGTAGGATTGACAAGTTCAACAGTGCCGAAGATTACCCGCACTCGTTTGATTTGCTTAATCAAATCCTGTGTCTTCTCAGGAAGAGACTTGAAGTCTTGGATGTAGCCAGCCGGTTTGCCACAGTTGAAGCCACCATCATTGTCCTTGAGGTCAATGTTCAGGTTGTCAGCCATGACGGTCTTGACGTAACGGTTAGGTGCGTTACCCGACCCCATCACGAAACGCTTGTACATAAAGCGTTGCATGTATGGACGGATACGTGCGGAAGAAGCGTAGTACGTAGGGCCATCCGGCACTTCCAGTTTGTACTGGCCCCCCTCAACAACCTCGACGTTAGCTTTCTTGCCGTTGACTTCAGCGACACCCATGATAGGTGTGTGATGGATACGTAGACGGGCAAGCGTACTAGACTTCTTGTTGCTTCCCCCTGTACCCTCATGCGCAATACCCATTGCTTTAGCCATTGCTGCATAGTTGTTAGTATCAATCGTAGTGATCTCGTTCATGTATTTTATACTCCTTCTTTCGAGTTTGAATGCATAGTTATATCACGACACGTCTTTTGTGTCAAGCCAGTTAGGGCCAATTTTTGCCTCTAGTTCTAATGGAACATTGAACGTCAACCCCCAACGTATGGCGATCAAGTCAGGCAGCACCTTGTTAGTCTCCTGAATTATTTGGATTACTTTCTCTTCCTCATCAGGGTGAACATCAACTACGATGCTATCGTGTACAGTATTTACCACACAAGAGTGCATACTGTCAAGTAGTTTTTCTATGTGTAGCAGAGCAATCGGCACGATATCTGCCGTTGCAAATGACTGCACGGGGTAGTTTTTTATTTGTGTGAAATGTGACACACGTCCACTTGCCTTGCGGACTACATCAGGAAAAGAAAACTGTCTACCTGATGGGGTAGTAATGTACCCTGTGTTTATAGCTTCTTTAGCCAATCGGGAGTGCCATACCCCAATTCCTTTGTATTTCTCCGTGAAGTGTGTGTAATACTCTGCTTCCGCTGGAGTTCTCCCAAAGCCCGTTGCTCCATAAAGTGGCGCGAACGTATGCGCCTTTGCTTCTTGGCGACTTGTCGGCTGACCAGCATCAGTAATAACTTTACTGGTATACGCATGTACATCAAATCCAGTAGATACTTCATCTATTGCAACTCCATCTTGTGATAGGAAAGCTGCTGCACGAAACTCTAGCTGGGCAAAGTCAGCTTCCATAATTTTGCCACCGTCCCACCGGGATACAAACACCTTCTTGACAGGGAAGGTGCCGCCACGTGGCATGTTCTGCATGTTAGGCTCTGCACCTGACAGGCGTCCTGTCGCAGTTCTGTGCTGTAGCAAGCGGACATGCAGCTTACCATCTTGCTTGGTAAACATCTTTATGCCCTCGACAAACGAGGATAGGTATGTGTCCACAGCGGACAGGCGTCGAACCTTTGACAGGAAGTCAACAGCATCTGTCATTCCTTTGACACGTGCTGCTTTCTCCAGTGTCTCTAGGTTTTGCTTACTCGTACTGAAGCCATTGGCACTGGCCCACTTAGCAGACGGCGGCTTAAACTTCAACCCAGCCACGGCATTGGATGGTGATAGAAGATAGCCAGCAGTATCACAAGTAGGACAGCGATTAGGTTTCGCAAACGGCTCTCCATTCTTCTTTACCTTTCTTATGTAACCTGTGCCATTACAGGTCTTGCATTGTGTTGCTCTTGTCTTGGACAACTTTGTAGTGTGTGCATTGACCAGACTGCGGAAGTCATCATCCGGCATGTATGGGTCAATCTGTGTAGCCCAGAATTGTTTGTCGTTCACCTTACGGCTATAGATTACCCAAGACAACTGCTCTGGGCTATTGAGATTGATAGGTGTATCACCCATCAGCCTACGCACATGGGCTTGTAAATCAGTAGTAAGCTGTGTACGCTCCTGCTCAAACTCAACCCTCACATCATCTAGTGCCTTGCTATCTACAGTGAAGCCACGCTGATAGATACGTGACAAGCAGACAGCTACCTGATTGGTCAGGTCAACAGTACCCATGAGACCACTGTCAGCGGGGCTGTTGAGCCGGTGCATCAACCTGTCTGCCAGTTGCTGTGTAGCCTCAAGGTCAGCGATCAGGTACTCAGTCAGTTCCTCAATGGGGATGGTGCGTGTGCTGTAGCCCCGCTTGAAATACTCCTTGAGAGTGTCCTGCTTCTTGGTATCAAGGTCATAGCGTTCTGCACATGCCTCAAGTGACAGCGGCTCCTTAATACCACGCTGTAACACATACTCAGCCAACATCGTGTCGAACACAGGGCCATCGTAATTAAAGCCACTCTCCCACAGCCACAGCAGATCGTGTGCTGCATTGTGCATGATAAGCACAGTAGCCTCGTCAAGAAGCATCTGCACACGCTCACTGTAGTCATGCCCACTCTCATGCTCTTCATGATCGAATGGGAATGTGTAACACGCTCCTTGGTCAGTCAGTATACCCACCATCGTCAGGCTATTGTTCGCCTCAAATGGATCAAGGTGCATCTTGCCGTCACGATGTGTGACTGTATTCTCTACATCTAGTGTTATCTTCATCCTTCATACCTCGCTGTCAAATAGTCCAGTTCACAGTTTACCATACCGTGCCAGCCATTCAACTTGTTTTTTACAATATTCA